AGTTGGGGTTTGCAATTGCCTGTCTTTGTGACATGTATTTTTGGGGGGATAGTATTGACAAATATCGGGCCACACATTTTACCAAAAGTGCAATGGCCAGACGATACCCCCACACTAGCCCCTGTATCATCAGGCTTAGTGTTTCGTTTAGACGGCGCAGTTCTTCTTCTGGGTTTTCGGGAAGCATGGAGATTACGTCAATCTCAACGTCTGTATCAGCCTGAAGCTCTTCGGTTGTTGGGTTTTCTGACCATTCAATGTCAAGACTTCCAACAAGTCGCACGGCTTCTTTAAACGGAATAAACTGTTTGTTGAGTTGTGTTATGTAGTGAATAGACCCCCGCAGAAAATCAGCCATAATGTCTTGCCGATATGCGGGGCGGGCTGAACTTCCCGCAGCCCGAATCTTTACACTTGTGGCGGATTCTTCCCCACTCTGGAGAAATCCACGTTTAAGGTCGCTAACCCCTGATTTATCTTCAAGGTTACGCTGAATACGCTGGTCGATAAGATAAAGCTCGTTAGAGACATTTCCTCCTGGTGACGCGACAAACATTCTGTCACCCACCTTGGTATCACCGTCAAACAGTACGATTGTATTTTGTCCTTGCTGGACTTTTTCAATATCCTCTTCATCAGCACCGCCTTTGTTTATGCCGACCCAGACTTTTGTGTTTTCCTGGGCGTTGCGTATCTGGAGGTTAGTAATTACATTTTTCTGATCGGCGATTGAAGAGTAGGTTGATACATCGTCAATACTGAGCATCCGGTCAGGAACGTGGTTGAACTCAAGGAGGTGGGCTGGGAAACCTTCGGCTTTTATCTTCCATACATTAACCCGTAAAGGTTTTTTTTGTTCATCTGTTAAAAGGAGGACCCAGCCCTTGGAGCCTTGACGTTTTTCCTTCTTTGTCGGACGGAGGTATATTTCGTAGAGTTTGACGAACTTACTTGCTGAAGATTTCTTAAAGTCCTCGTCGGCGAAGTCTAACATTGTGGTTTTGTGGATGTCAGAAACGTCGCCGCCTTGTACTGCAATTCTCTGCCCGTCTTTAGTGAGACCGGCTTTTGTGCCGAACCCGTTAAAGCCTTTGACGAGTTTAGGGTCTACGTCGAGTTTGTCATCTTCGACGAGGTCACGGAGACGGATGTCAATAATACGCCCGACCCATTCGGCTTCTTCGATGTTGGAGAACGATACTGCAGGGTCTTTGATAAACCGCATGGGGGAAATGCGTTTGACGAAGACTTTATCTTGTTTGACGCAGATAGATTGTTCCTCGGTCATACCGAAATCGCCCTTGTATCCATGCCACATTATGCCGTGGGGGAAGAGAAGAGCGTCGAGAAGAGTGCGACGGGTTTCCTCTTTATACTTTATTTCTTGAAGCTGGTAGTTTACGATTGCTTCTTGAGTGCGGGCTGACTTGGTTGAATCTACTTCAACCTCTTCCATTTGACCAGTAACAGGTTCGCGTTTCTTGGCGATATACGTTTTGTTACGGGGTTTGAGGAAAGCGCGCGGGTTACGGAAGAAGATAGACGGGAGATTGTTCTGGATGACGGGATAGACTTCGTTGAGCATGATGTCCCAATCACCACCGAAACGAGGGAAATAGTCGCCAGTGTACCGGCGGATAGCTTCAAGTCCAATAGGTTTGAGTTCTTCTTCGTTAAACTTCTCAGCCATGATGATTTCAGATCGTAAGGCGAGCAGACGGTCTTTGGAAGGTTTTACTTCGGGCATAGTGGTCTCCTTAGAAAATTTCTCTTATATTATAGTATTACATAAGTTATGTAGAGTTGTCAAGTATATAGTGGAAAAAAAGTTAGACTATACCACATGTGGGGGTAGGGCTTGCCTACGGCAAGCGGGGTGAGTAAGGAAGAGGTAGGTGCCAAAGCGAGGGTCGCTTCAGTCTGCAAGTCCCCATTCCATAGCAAGAATCTGGTGAGCCACGCCGAGATAGTCTTCGTAGTCGTAGAGGTCAAAGTGATCGTCACAGATGTCGTCTATGAACACAAAGTTAGAATCCCAGTCAGTAATGTTTCCTGTTGCGGTTGTTTTAAATCCGAATTGGTTTATCTCCATGATTCCCTCGCTGGTAGTTCGGTTAGTTTAGTTGACTTTTGCCCAAAGATGTAGCGGGCACCGCCTTTTTCTTTCTTTTTCTTCGCCCGTTGCTTTTTCATCAGCCAGTCGAACATCGGGTCTTCGCCCTCGGTGGTCGTGGTCTTCTTCACCGTCGGTGCGTACTCGAGCAAGCGACACGCCATCTGTTCGGCGTCTGGCAGGTCCTCGTGGGTACCCGACGGCACACGTAGAAGCTGATACTCTAACTCGCCCATGCCGCTCTTATGAAAAACAGTGTGCATTTTATAGCGTGGCTGGAGAGGGGTGACTATCCGCGCTATCTTATCGTGTACCCACGGGACATCTTTAATGTTGAGATACTGGTTTCGCCGGCGCATAGCCTGGGCGAGGAACCATTTCATCACTTTTTCGATTTTACCTTTCTCAAAGCCGATTGTAACGCCTTTTCCGGTCAATTTGCGGTATTTTTCTTCCATTTTAAAGATTATCTCTTCAAACTGGTCGGGACGGACGCCACGTTCGCAAAAGTAGTCGTCAATCAGCAAATTCGCCTGTGGAGTGATGAGCATGGGCAGGGCAACGCTGAAATCCGCCGATTTCGTCTCTTCCCACGCCAAATCGCACCCGATTGCGGCTTTACAGTCCACAAGCCGCCCTTTTGTCTGCGTTCGGTTCTCGCCATCGAGTAAAACGTAACAATCGTCCTCAATATACCACCGGCGGAAGTCTTCCTTATCGAATTTGCGTAAACTACCCGAAACGGGGTTACCTTGGTACTCTTTGGCGAACACATCGGGGCGGGTAGCCCTGATATTGAACAACCGCTTAACACTCCACTTCTCTTTCCACAAAGAACGCCACTTTCCGGTGACTTTGTCGGTGTATAGCGCACGGTAGAACAGTTTTGTGTACTCTTTGTAGAAATTCGGGGAAACTAACTTCGCCATCAAGCAATCATCGTGTAAAATCGTGCCGATTGCGATATATTGGCAAGTTTCGGCGTCCCCAGCGGGTACCAGGGCGTTATCGTACAAATCCTGTAGGTTTCTGCGCCTCTCTGGACTCCTAACCATCTCATCGTCTTCCAAATCGTCAATGAGGATTAGGTCGGGACGGTACGCACCGAACTTTTCGCCTCGCACGGAACCAATTTGTTCCGCACCTTTACACAACACCCTAGTTTGGAACCCGTCAGGGTGGCGGAAGATGGAATCACCCGTTGAATCCTTCGTAATCTCAACCCGATACTTGCTTTCCAGCTGTTGGTTGTTACGAAACTCGGACTTTATGGTGTTTAAGGTCTCCGCCGCCTTCTGGTACGTGTTCTGAACGATAACCACGAACCGTTTACGCTTGAACGAGATGCGGTGGGATACGTATAAGAAGGAAAGAAGGGTGGATTTGGCTGATTCCCGCGGGCATTGACACGCAAAATAGCGGTTAGTAAGCACATTTTCAATGATTTTAACGTGAAACCGCGGTGAAGCCGACCGAAAGTGATGGGGGAAATAGTTGAACCCCCACAGTATCGGGTTCTGCCCGAATACATCATCAATGGTCTCGTTCTTGAGTTGGCGTGGCTTGCCTATGCCGCCCATTGTTTATCCTTTTATAGTTTCTAACCTGCCATAATGACTTTTGTGACACTTATTTTCTATACCTTATACATTTTTATTCATACGTTTTTAATAAGATTATATTGTCATATTTGTCATATTTGTCATTGCTATTCCCATCCACAGCCTATCGATGGCGGTTCTTCCATCGCTTATTTCTCTAAAATTGACTTGTAAGAGTATATGAAATACACAATTAGAGTGTATTCCTTAGAGTATACTTAGAGTACTACTATACCCCTAAGAGGGGTGCATATCTGTACACTCTAATTTTGGAGTGTCCACAATAGTGTACTTTGTGGGTCTATTTCCGGGGTTAACTTTCCTTATTTTGTTAACATCATAGCGTGAGAGATAGCTCAGGCTTTTCTTCACGGCTGAGAGACTAATGCCGGTTGATTCGTGTATATCCTTGGCAATATGGTTGCCGCCCTTCTCTATATGTTTAAGCACGATTCCAACGTAACTCGGGTGGTCCGGGGTACCTTTAATCTCGTACATTAGCGGAATAGGGTGTTTCATTACCAGTTGCATGTCCTTAATGACACGGCTACTGCGCTGTGTGGTACAAGACAACCGCCGCATTTGGTTACTTTTGGTCAAAGATAGGTGGATTATGTGGTTCGGGAAGGCTTTCCACACAAAACTGCCCATTACCGAGTTATCACCCTCTGTGAAGTATGAACCGTCCCGAGACCTCACGGGTCTATGCTCATGATGGTTGATTACGTTGCTACACCCGAAATGTTCGTTGAGTATGCGAATATTCTTACTCGCTTTGCGGGATGCGAGGTCGTCCGATAAAGACCCCTGCATACACATATACAGTGGGTCAAGGAATATGACCCGCGGTTTAATCTTACGGTCTTCAATGGCATGTACCAACCACGTAATCCCGTCATCAGTATCAAGACTCAGACTCGGCGTGTGCATCAGGTGGAAGTTTTCCGGCACCCACGTAACCCCGCTCTTATGCGTCATCATCCGCAACCGTTCAATAGTCTCATGGCGAGTGGATTCCGTCTGTACATACA